CAATGGGTTATGAAAAAGATGAACACACAGAACTTATAGGTAAACATCATAGTATATTCATCTGTGACGATTATGCCAGATCTTTAGAGTATGAAAAGTTTTGGGATATTTTAAGAAGTGGAAAACATTATGAAGGAGAGTTTGAAAGAAGAAAAAAAGACGGTAGTCTTATAAATTTACAAGCAACTTACAATCCTATTTATGATGAGTCAGGTACGCTTACTAAAATAATGAAAATTGCTACTGATATTACTGAAATAGTTAATAGTAAAAATCAAATGGAAGCTGTGAATAGAAGCTCAGCAACCATAAGATTTGATATTAATGGTTATATTTTAGATGCTAATTCTATTTTTTTAGAAACAATGGGATATAAAGCAAATGAGAAAAGTCAAGTTATAGGTAAACATCATAGTATTTTTGTATCTTATGATTACTCAAAATCAGATGAATATTTAAAATTTTGGACAGATTTAAGGGCTGGTAAAATATTTAATGGGATATTTGAACGAAAAAAAGTAGATGGTTCAGTTATATATTTACAAGCCACCTATAACCCCATCTTTGACAGTAAAGGAAATGTTACGAGTATAATTAAAATTGCTACTGATGTTACTGAAGCAATAAATAGTAAAAAAGAAATTGATTTATTATCAGCAAATTTGCAAGTAGAGTTAGATAATTCAAAGAAACTCAAAGATTCAATTGAAATAGAGAAGAATGCCGCTTTGAACGATTTGGATGTAATTATAAAAAAAGGACAAAGCGAATTGATAAAAGTGATTGTTAAATGTGCTTTAGCAGTAATTATAGGAGTAGGTGTTGTTACAACTATGTTGTATTGGATGGCTATGGTTACTGGTAAAGAAACACAAATAATTGGTTCTACTTGGAGTAATATGTTCAGTGTATTATTAACAAATGCTTTTTCAATAGTTGGTACCATTATGGGTATTAAGTATGCTACACAAGATAGTGATAAAACAAAAACAAACAAACAATAATATAAAATAAAAATAACTATGTTACTAAAGATTGGTTCAACCGGAGAAGATGTTAAAAAACTTCAAGAAAAATTAGGTGTAGATGCTGGAAGTGCTGCTGGTACTTTTGGTCCTAAAACAGAAGCTGCAGTAAAAACTTGGCAAAAAGCTAATGGTTTATTAGATGATGGGATTGTAGGTCCTAAAACATGGGAATTAATGTTCCCATTAGTAATTCCAGAATCACCTTTTAAATTAAAAAATTTAGTAGGTCATATTCCAGGAGATGTTATTGTTCAAATTCCTGATACTGCTGCTAAATTCAATATTACTAATACTTTAAGATTAACACACTTTTTAGCTCAATGTGCTCACGAATCAGGAAACTGGACAGCAGTAAGTGAAAATTTAGGATATGCTGCCGCTCAATTACCTAAAATGTGGCCTTCATTATTCAATGCTACTAATGCTGCTCAATATGCTTTTAAACCTGAAATGATTGCAAACCGTGCTTATGGAAACAGAATGGGTAATGGAAATGAAGCCTCAGGTGATGGATGGAAACATAGAGGAAGAGGCTATATTCAATTGACAGGAAAATCAAATTATACTCAATTTGATAAATTTGTAGATGATGATATTTTAGCTAACCCAGACTTAGTTGCTACAAAATATCCTTTAATGTCTGCCGCTTTCTTTTTCAATACAAACAATCTTTGGACTATTTGTGATCAAGGTGCCACTGATGCTGTTGTAACTATTGTAACTAAGAAAGTAAATGGTGGAACTCATGGTTTAGAAGATCGCTTAGCTAAATTTAAGAAATACTACGCGTTATTAGCGTAATTTTGTGTCTTTCGACACAATCCATAAATTTTACGAGATAATTTATTATAGGCGTTATACGAAAGTTTATGACACCTATATTTATTATCGATGGACATAAATAAAATATTTGGATTATTTGATGGAGAGGAATTCGGCTCCATGAAGGAAAAATCCCAATCCACTGATATTTTATTAAAAGATTATAAAAATCATCCTTTGTTTTGGGTTGGTATGTTTAAAAAACTTATTTATAATCACCATTTATTTAATGCCCAAATTATAAAATTTTTCGATAAAATAGATGATAGTTTAGATCCTGTTGATATAGATAAAGCAGGAGAATTTGTAGTATTTACTAGAGCCTGGGATTATATTATAAAAGTTAATCCTGAGGATAGACAACACCAAGAAGCTCTTTATCATTTTTTAGATGTAGATTTAAAAGTTGCCCTAGAATTATCATTAAATTACTTCCAGGAACAAGAAGAATACGAAAAGTGTGCACATTTAAAAAAGAATTTAGAGTTTGTAAAACTTCTTTTAACTTAAGCTTGGAGTTAAATTTTTTATTTGTTATATTATAATCACGGGTTTTGAAAAAATAAGAATATGAAAAACAGAGATATAATAATGAGACGGTTGGAGAAAATAGAGGGGTGTATTGAGAAACTCAATTTCGCTCTCCGTCGTGGACAAAGTTGGGAGATAGTTAATGAACATATCACCGAAATGAGAGATAGTATCAATGATGCTAAAATGTTTGTACAACAAGAGCCTTTAGGACCAAACGAAATAAATACTTCATTATAATTTATGAATTTAACAGCAGAAGATATCCAACATAATTGGATGAGGTTATTAGGTTTTATTGAGGATCATATTTCTGAACCTCGTAAAACAAAACTAATTGAATTTTATGAAAAATTTTCTGAGCGTTTGATGTTAATGCCTGCTGCTCATAAAAAAGAATACCACAATGCTTTCCCTGGAGGTTATGTAGAACATGTTAATCGTGTTATTACTTGTGCTCTTCATCTTCATGATTTATGGGGAATGATGGGTGCTGATTTATCTACTTATACTAAAGAAGAATTAGTATTTTCGGCTCTTAATCATGACCTGGGTAAAATGGGTTCTGAAGAAGAGGAATCATATATCCCTCAGACTGATAATTGGAGAAAAGAAAAACTTGGTGAGGATTATATGTTTAATAATAAAGTCCCATTTGCTTCTGTTCCTGATAGAGGATTATTTCTACTCCAGTCTCATGGTATTCAGTATACATTTAATGAAATGATTACTATTCAGACTCATGATGGTTTATATGATGAAGCAAATAAAAAATATCTTTTAAATTTCATGCCAGAACAAAAACCACGTACTTCTCTCCCTTATATAGTACATCAGGCAGATTTGATGGCTGCTCGTATTGAGTTTGAAAGAGAATGGTTACCAAAATTCCAGGGTAACGTGGAGACCCCAAAGAAATCATTTACATTGGAGTCAAATAAAAAATCAGCTCCTGCTCTTTCAGATAAAAAAGTCAAAGCTTTAAATACTGTTAAGAGTGAAGGACTAAAAAATCTATTAGATAATTTATGATATTAACAATTTCAATTCTTTCAATATTGGTCGTGTTATTAAGTTACACGACCTTTAACCTCCTACGTAAAAACGAAATTCAAGAGGATGAATTAGTAAAACAACAACAAATTCTTACCTCTTATCAAACCTATCTCAATAAAATCTCAGATACGATTGAGGAATCAGATAAAAAATTAAAAGAATTAGACTACAAAGGTTCGTTTAAGGCCGATGATGAAATTGGATTTGTGTTTGAACAAATTAAATCTATTCAAACCATTTTGAATGTTTTCATTATTAAAGATTTAAAATAAGATGATAGGGGTGGAGGAAAAAAAGAAAAAAGGGGTACAATATTTTACCCAAGAAACCGAGGATTCTATTGTTTTATATAATAATACTCAAGATCCTAATGTTAGAAGTAGACTTTATAGGGATAAAATCCATTATGCTTTTTTCAAACTAACAGAAAATATTATCCATACTTTTAAATTTTATTATACTGAAGAAACTAATTTAGAGGATTTACAACACGAGGTAATTACTTTTCTTTTATCCAAAATCCATCTTTACGATCAAACAAAAGGTACCAAAGCATATTCTTATTTTGGAACTATTGCAAAACGTTATTTAATTTTATCCAATCAGAAAAATTATAAAAAACGTGTTGATACTTTATCCATAGATGTTTTAGAGGAAGATGAAAATCACTCATACACCCTAGAAGATTCTCCGGTTAATGAACGTTTATCTATGTATATAGATGAATTTATTGAATATTGCACCGAAAATATATTTGAATTATTTCCTAAGGAATATGACGCTCAAATAGCAGATGCAATTTTAGAACTATTCCGTAAAAGAGAATATTTAGATGTATTTAATAAAAAAGCTCTTTACATTTATATCCGTGAACAAGTGGATGCTAAAACTCCTAAAATTACTAAAATAGCAAATCAACTTTATGACATATTTAAAAAAGGTTAC